CCACCTGCTGCCGTATAAGAAAAACTATTCACGCTTGAAGTTGATATTGTAGAACCTCCGTCTATAACTTGAGTTCCTGTTATTGAATAAGCACCTGTTCCTTGTAGGTTAGCTGAATAAGATGAAGCATTCTCCATTGGGCCATTAATGTCCAAAGAAACTATGTTACAAGTTCCTGCAATAATAGAATACCCATAAGTATCGCTTCCATCTCCATTATCGTTATCTATTGAGAATCTAACCTCTATTGACTGCTTATTTTGAAGCTTACTTAATAAAGATAAATAAGAATAACCCGATAAGGCAATTAAGCCATCTACGCTTACATTCCAATTCACTTGAGAACCTATATATTCCTTATAAGAACCTGTTGCTAAAGTGGTAATTTCTACCTGATCTACAGAGGTATTAAAAGTACAATTAGTTGAAGCTCCAAACGGAGTTCCTAGTGGTATAGTAGTAGTTACTTGAGCTACATTAGTAGATTGGGTATAAAGGGTAATTTGGTTGGTAGTTGTACCTGCGTAAATAACCTCAATTAGAAGCCTATCTGTGGCAGCTATAGTCGTTTGAGTGACTGTCATTGCCGTAGAATATAAGGTCTTTGTTAGGGCTGTAAGAGTGGTTGCTGAGGATGTAAACAACAAGGTGGCAACACTGCCATTATACTTGTATAGCTTATACTGAACTTGAGCACCTGCAAAGGCGGTTAAAATAGAATAATAAGCACTAAATGTCCAAGTACCTGCTGGTATGGTTGTAACACCAGGATCAAGCGCATCCGTAATAAACGCAGCTATTGTACCTGCTCCTGTTTTATTGAAGTCAACCGAAGTTCCTGCTACTTGGCTTCTGCTTAATTCCTTACACACAATGCTATCAAAAGTGCCTTGTGCAGTACCCCCATTAAAGTAATAGATAGCATTGCTATCATATTCATATAAGACTATATTTGTTCCATTAATCGCAGATGCCATTGTATAATTATTTTAATTTTAATATTATAGGGTTTTGTACGAAAGGATAATCAGTTCCGTTAAAATTAATCTTATTTAATTTAGATGTCTGAACCGCACCCTTCACATCCCATCTAAAGTATTTTAAAAGGTAGTTGTACATATTGCTACCAGTTCCTGTAAAGTCGTATTGGAACTTTTGATTAATCCAATACCCTTTCGTTTTAAAATCACCATCTAAAACATATTGTGTTTGTAATTCATCTATGCCTATATCTTGATAAGCTAATTCAAATAAAGGAACACTTCCTGGTGCACCTCTACCAAAGCTACTAGGTACTATTGCCAAACCTTGTGTATTAGTTATAGTTCCAATATAGTAAGATGTAGCTGCTGCTCCAGCATTATTATATGTTGAATTATTTGCTACTGATTGAACCAAAGCATTTTGCATAAAATATGGGCCATAAGTAAATTCCTCTTCTCCAGTATTATACAAAGTACTTTCAACTATCTGCGTTTGCATAGCATCGTAATTAAATACCTGTGTAGAAGATCCAAAAAGATTAACTATAAAACTGCTTGTAAGGAAAGTAGGTAATGTTCCTGTTCCATCCCAATAAGGTTCATATATGTATATCTTTAATATTCCATCATATGGAACAACTATTGTATTTTTCCATGTAGGAGAAACACTACTAAAAAAAGATAGTAATGTTGGTGTAGCGTTCCATACTGCACTTTCATTTAGGAATTGTGTTGGTATTGTTATGTCAGTAGGCGATAGTTCAATTCTATATCTAGGTCTGCCATTAGCATAATTGGCATCATCCCATGCTATATTCAAATAATCACCTGATTTTATTGTAATAGGATCACTAAATATAAAGTTTGTTAAAGATGCCTCGGTTATTGCATAAGATGTAAATTCTAAACCCCCATTAGTATTATATTTATTAATAGTAGGAGTTCCTGCTACAGTAAAAGCATCTGGAGTACTAAATGTCCAAGATTGGAAAAAGCCATTTAACATACCTGCGACATTGTTAATAGGGCTAATAAGCTTTAATGAATTTTTGCCTCTATTTAATGTAACTGATAATGATTGACCAACTTGTTTAAAGTCATTAGTAGCATCTACTGTTATTGTTGCTGGGAAAGAGCCAGTTACCGTTACACCAGATATTGATACATATGTATATGTATAATATTTATATGTAGATTCTCTTGTTACTGAACCATAACTTTGTATCATCCAGTGGTTGTCTTGTTGGTATATTTCCCAGCCATATATCCTACAAAACATTTCTAGTATCTCATAAAAAGTATAATATTCCCCAGGTTGTTTAGCAAAAAAGTTTTTCTTTATTGATATAAAATCAATGTTAGGAGCTGAAACAGAACTTGTTTCATAATATTGATTAACCCATATATCTAGCGTTAAATCGGTTTTCCTTAAACATTCACTAAGATATTGTATAATAGTATTGCTGCTTGTTGCTAAAAAGCCTAATAAATTATCTACATTAAAGTAATATTTACTATTTTTTAACCTAGATAAACCATCTATAAAAACAAGAGATATTTCCTTTATGCCTATAACATTAAAGTTAACATTTTCAACAGGCGAATAAACACCTGTCCAAATAGTTGAACTAGATGTAAAAGTACCTGAATAAGAACCTATTTCTAATGTTAGTCTAAAGTCATCCTCGTATGGGCTAAAGAAATCTAAAACATTAAAGTTTTCATCTATAATAGCATTTACTGTTGCCCTAGTAGCTATTATCGGAGTATATGAATTACCCTCATTGTCTATGGTTTCTAGAACAATAGGTGTTACACCACATTTTAAAGCGTATGTAGCACCTGTGTAGTCCTTCTTTAATATTCTTAACCTATATGCAGATAACGCTTGTGACGGATCTTGCACATAAATATTATTGAATACCATTTCGTATTTTACTCCGTATGCCATTTAGAATGTTGTATTATTGTTTCTTTGAGCCTTATTCATCAAAATTAGTAAATCATTTCCGCTTATTCTTGCCTCTAATGTTCCACCACCTCCACCGCCTATTAAGTTCTTTAATTTGTCTAATGGAGCAATAACTTCAGGATTAGATTTAGCGCCAGGATACTCACCCATTAATCCCATTGTAGGGCCACTAACTATACCACCATCTGCAAACTTAGAAACACCTTTTTCCTTTTTAGTTAATTTGGATTTTAAAAATGCTCCAGCAGCTACGGCAGCTATACCAACTCCCAATGCTACAGGCCATGTAAGAGGATTTGAAAATAAAGCGGTTGCTATACCAACTAAAGTCGCATATTCAATTAATGATTTACCAACATTAATTAAGGCATCTGCTATTAATAACCCTAGTGAATTAAATATATCAACATTTTCACCAGCAAATGCCTTTCCTAAGCTATCTGCAAGTAATGTAATACCATTAGAAATCAAATTATCAATAGAGCTATTTATGCTATTAGCGGTATCTTTCCAAGCTTGTTCTAATAAAGCTATTTGATTCAAATTGTTTTCTATTCCTTGATCTATACCTGACTTATCAATATCGTTCCCTGCATTAAATTCATTTTCCTTTAATGCAAGCAACTCTTTATTAGCATCTTTTAATGATTGAATGTTTGCCTTTCTATTATTTTTATTTATTTTTAAGTCAAACTTTGTCTTATCTTGAATGCCTTTTATATCATCATTTAGGAACTTTTGATTTATACCCCTAATTGCATTAGCAATATTAATTGCATTTTGTTTTTTAATTTGATTTGCTCTTTCAGCAGCTTCTATTAATTTTTGTTCATATTTTGCTGCTGCGTCTACATCTGCATTTCTTATTTTTTGTATTTCGTCTAAAGTTTCTTTTTCAACTGCTAGTCTTTTAAATTTAAACTCATTAGCTATATTTAATAATTCTGTACTAGATGCCTTATTAAATTTTGCTTTTTCAACTGCTAACCTTTCTTCTTCTTTTAATATTTCAAGACCGATAGCTCTTTTAACGAACATATCGTCTTTATATAATGCTTGTTCTGCTTTTAATGAGTTTAATAAACTATCATTTTGTTTTAATGTAGGCTTTGTTGTTGTTGTTTTACCAGCAGACTTTGCATAAGGATTATTTAGACTAGCTATTGTAGCAGATACATTTAATTCTTCTAATCTTCTTAATAAACCTTCTGCTTGTATTACTCTATTTTGAGCTTGTTGTACATCGCTATCGGTCAAACCTAAATAATCTAAAACATGAATGCCTTTTCCAGTAGAAGAACTAATCTTATTTCTATCTTCTAATATCTGTAATTGTAATTCAGCCATTTTCTTACCAGTCACTTCTGCTAACTGTTGTGCCCTTACTGCTGCAGTATATGTATATACCGCTTGAGTGGCATCTTCCATATTCTTAAGCTTGTCAGCCTCTTCTTTATTTACTTTGCCAAGTTCTTCTTTTATTTCTTTAAATGCGGCTAGTCTTGTGTTTTCTGATTTTGTATAATCATTACCAATAGCTACTAATGCAGTAAGCCTTTGTATATTCGAATCATTATAATTTACCGCAGTCTTTACTTCTTCATTGGTCTTTTTTAGACTTTCAGTAAAAGCGTCTACGGTTTTTTTAGTACCAAATAAGCCCATATCCCATGCAGTAATAAGAGCTATCAATCCAGAAAATGCAGCATAGATAGCACCTGTACCTGTTGCTAAAGAACCAAATAATGCAGGTAAGTTATTTTGAATACCTCTAAATCCATAAGGTAAATCCTGCAATATTAATGCAAGACTTGTCCATTGCATATTATTTTTCTTTAATGACACACTAGCCTCATCTAAACCCTTTTTGGTTTTAGGCAAAATATTGTTAGTCATATTAGTTCTTGCATAAGCTTGAGCTTCTGCCATCGCCTTATTTTCAATCCTATTTGTAATAATCCTATATTGAGTATCTAAATCCTTAAAAGCTCTTGTGTTCTCTTGTCCAGCTACAACTAAATCAGTCATTGCTTTTTTAACAACAATAAGTTTCTTTTCTAAAACACCAGCAGTTTCACCAAACTTTTTTGCAGCAAAATCTATCTTAGTAAAAGAGTCTTCTACACCAGTGTTTATTTTCATAAACGCTGCAGATTGCTTTTGCAAATCCTTCAAAACACCTGCAGCAATAGACATATTTTTATTGTAATTGTCTATGTTCGCTTTGAGGACTACACTAATTTGTTCTTCTGCCATTATATTATAGGTTTAACAATTTTATATTTTTCTAGAACCGCTTTTAATTCTTCTTCTGTCATTACTCTTTGCTTCACAAAGTTACGAGTATCGCAGTCTAATTCAATAAGCTCTTGTGGCTTGACTTTCTTGCCTTTAGGTAGCTGAATATTAATTAGTAATGTTGTCTGCCATCTAGTTCTAATCCACTTCTGCTCTTCTTCGTGTCTATATCCATACCACACAAAATCTAATTCAGCCATGGTCATCTCCCAAAACAAATGGGGAAGCACTTTGCACTCCCCCATTGTATATCTTTCTATGTCAATCCACTCTAATTTTTTTTTACTCCATCCTTTTTACTTGACTTTGTTGGCTTATCTTCTATACCGCTATTCATACTTTCTGCAAGTGCTGCCATTACTTCTTGGAACTTATTACCACCCATTCCACCCATGTCATCTATCCAATCACATACTTCCATCTCTGTAAAGCTTGGAGTGATTCCTTGAGAATATAACGGATATTCAGCAGCCGATTTCATCAAGTTAACAATAGCGTCAAGTGAATCTTTGCCACTTAAAGCTTCCCCTATGTCAGAAGGCCCTATTCCTTGTAATTGACAGAATCTTTTAAGACTCCAAGTACAAAAACGCATCGGTATCTTCTTTCCATCGGAAAGAGTTAATTCAAATTGTCCTCTCATATGTTTGGTTTTTTTGGTTTGTTTTTACTATGCGTTGGTAGCGATAGTTAATGGCCCTGTTCCTTTGAAAGAAACTGAGTAAGTAACTGGATTCTCCATGTCAGCAGTCATGTCTACACTCTCAATAAATGCTGAACCTGAATAAATCACATCACCTGTAACTGGAGTTACACCACCAACTGTTGAGTTATCTACTGTAGTAAACTTAACTTGAACTGCAGTTCTAGCGATTGCTAAAGCATTTAATTCAGCAGTAGTTACATAAGTAGCAACTGTTCCTGGAACTACTGTAGCTAAGCCATCAGTTGTTAAAGACCAAGACCTTTGTCCACCAATCTCATCAGCCCATCCTAAGCTTTGCTTTGTTGATGCGTCTGGAGCATCGATAGCCAAACTTAAAGAACAAGATGTTGCGAATCCTATTACTTCAGTTCCAATTAGAACTACTAATGAAGTTCCGTTAAATACACTTGTTGTTGCCATTTTATTTTATTTTTCTTTTATGTTAATTGATTCACGAAATGATCCATTGTTATCACCCTTCTAAACACATATGCCTCATCCACATAGTCAAAGGTAGCAATATTACTAGCAACCTTACAAGTCACAATTTTAAAGTCAGGTGCGGTACTAGGATAATTTGGTGGTCTAACACCTATTATCTCCAATAACTCGTTAGCATAAGTATCAACAGTTTTCTGCCCTACTTCTCCTGCTTTAAAAGTCCTATAAACTATGTCAAATTGGATAGTAACATCAAATCCGAAGCTTTGTTTATTACTATTATCCACTTGTGTCTGACTACTGATAATTAAAAAAGGTGGTTCTACTGTGTCAGGTGCTATGGTATCATAGGCAGCTAATGAGTAGGAAGCCGAAATAAACTTATCGTAATAAGCTTTCCTTAGTGTATATCCGCAGTCCTTCATTTTGGTACAAATTTAATGAAATATATTTATATCTTAGTTGATACATTTTTAATACCATTTACCATAGATTGGTAATGTTCTGCAAATGCACTAAATAAGAATGGCCTATGTGGAAGGTTTACTTTTCTTTTTGGGGTTGGCTTTTTAAATGTTAAAGCATATGCTTCAAGGCTATCCATTTTAACACCAGGGTATAAAGATGCTTGAAATTTATTACCTGTTCCAAACTCTACATAAGGAGCATATATTACATTCTTATTACCAGCACTTACGAATCCACCTGTATTAAAGTTAAACGATCTATGCGTTATACTATTTTTTAGTCTTTTTGTCTTACCTACTGGAGCATCCCTTTTGGCAGAGTCTTGTATTTTTTGGATAGTATCATCCATTACCTTTTTAACATTGGTTGCTACCACTTGAGGAGCTCTTCTTAATTTCTTTTCTAAAGAATCTAAGCCTACAAAATCTACACTTAATCCTGCCATTACTTAAGCGTTGAACAACCTATTAAATAATATTGATTCAAGTCAGCTTCGTTAATAATAGAGTTAATCATATAAGTCCTTGATTTCCAAGTTATTACAAGAGCATTAGTAAACACCTTGCCTGTTGTATATCTAATCCTAAATGTAGCTCCATCATTAATACTGTCCTTGCCTGCTATATTAGTCCTAGAATTGGTATTAGTGACCAATTCAGCCCAGCAAGTGTAGTATGGTACTAAAGTATTCACAAACCCTCCTGCGCTATCAGAAACGCTTGTTTTAGTATTAAATGTAATCCTATTTCTTAATTGTCCTATCATTAGAAGATAATACTTACCCTTTTGTAAGGTTTCATTAATTCGTAAGCCGTTGTTAAGTTAGCTGAAGGCTTAGAGCTTTCAACACTTGATTCTCTGTATTCGTACAAATCACCTACCATCTTCAACAAAGCCGTTTTCATAGACTCTGGAGTAGTGGCATATCCACAAGTATAAGTGAATCTAAAGTCACTCATAATAGGGGAAGTGAAATAAACCTTTTTGTAGGTATCACCTATAACTCTATAATCCCCAAGTACCATTGCTACCCATGCAGCACCATCCCAATATTCTACTAATGAAATACTGTTAATAGGAGCATAAGGAAGCTCTATAAACTCATCTACATAGGCTACCACCTTTAAGGTTCTAGCAGTCATAGCAACTGAAGCGTACTGCTCTAATCTGATCCTAGCGGTTTCTATAAGGTTAGTAATCAAAGTATCATCTTCGCTATAATCTACCCTTAAATAATCTTTCGCTGCTTGTAAGGTAACGATTGTTGCCGAAGGGGCTACTGTAGTCGTTACATCTCTTAGTATCTGCATTATGCTAATTTTTACAAAAATAACTAAAATTTAGTGTACTTCCATTTGAAGCCACCTGATGATGGAATCTTACCTAAAGCAGCAGAGCTTATGTTTTTTATACCTAAACATCTTTGAGCTTCAGACACATTTCTATATTCATCTATAAACATACCATTCATAGTATATTGGTAAACTACCCTTGATTTTCCGCTATTAAGACTTTGCTTAATTTTAGTAGCTTCTGTTCTAGGTTTGCGTATAATCTTTTTTAAGTTCTCTAATATTTTGACCATATGCTCTGGGCTCTTTTTATTCATTTTTGCCTTTTCAGACATCTTTCTTTTTGTTTCTTCAGAATGTTTTCTTCCTGTAAATAAACCCCTCAGCCTTAGTTTTTCTTTATCAGTTAATATTCTTTTTTGTCTTGACTCTGACATTTTAGATTTTGATTCTTGACTTATAAACCCAGACTTATCTTTGGTTTCGGTTAATCTGCAATTAAGGCCATCCTTGCCTATCACATTATAAAAGTCTTGCCAATACCTTTCTCGTTCATTAAGGTTTTCTACTAAACACTCTTCAATAAATTCAATAGTATGTGCATCATATCCATACTTTTCTAATGAATTGTAAATCCTTACTTGATATGGCTTTGCACCATTCTTGTAATAATTTTTTCTTTTAGTAAAATTGGTTGTTTGACCAATGTAAATCTTGCCACTTGGGCTTGTGATTTTATATATACCTATCATAAAAAAAGGGAGTAGCTTTTGAACTACTCCCTCAAAGATATATAACTTATGTTATATTACCAAAGTCTAGGCAACATTTCCGAAGTCACCATAAATAAACGCACCTGCGTAATAGATAGGTAAAGCGATACGAGCTTCAACTCTTACAGTAATCATGTTCTTTGTAAAGTTATCAGCATCAAATTCAGAGAATTGAACTGAGATACCTTGATTTTGCATGATTTGAGCACCCATAGACCAGTCACCTACTACAAACTTATCTACTGCGATTGCAGTTGATTTGTAAAGAGGGATACCAGCGATA